AGAACATCTGACCGCTCCAGTTGGTAGACAGAATAGCTTTCACACGGCTTTCGGGAATTAAATCAAAAGCCGCACGGTAATCCGTACCCTTCGTCACATCGAAAACCGTCTGCATATACGCACTCTGAATTATATTGCCCAGATGCTCTGTATCAACGCCTATTTCGGCGTTTGCAAGGCGTGAGCACATATCACTTATCTTGCTGTCAAGATCATTCAACCGCCCTATTCTGTGGGCGTATGCAGGCGAAGACAACAGCGTTTCAAGCTGTTGTTTCTTCTGCTCATCGGTGCAGGTAGCAAGAGCGGTCTTCATCTGTTCAAACATAGACTTGCCCGGTGCGTTTTTGAGCATTGTTTCGGCTTCGGCAATACTCAGTTCAAACTTATCTGTAAAGGCGTTAAAAACGTCATTCGCTTCCCCTTGCAGATACCGTGCTGTTGCGTAATAAGCCTTGCCGAGAGTATCGGCGGTGCTTTCCGCTTTTGCCGTGTAGCTCACCATTCGTCCTGCGGCTCTGTCCTCCCAGTATTTCTTACTCGGATTCTTCATTGCTAATCGCCCCTTACAAGCGGTGTGTTCATAAACATCTGCTGCTGTGCCGCTATAGCGTCCTGCTTCTGCTGTCGGAGTTCTTCAGCGGCACTCTGAGGATCTTTAACAAACGGCAGAAGCGAGAGTAAAGTTTCCTGCGGCACTTTACCGTCAAGCGTTGCCACTACCTGAGAAAGTTCCGATTCGTTCTGAGGAAGTGAACGTGTAAAGGTTATGTCTATCAGCTTCGGGTCGATATGACCGCCTTTTATACTGATTATGTTGGAAAGGCACTCAAGGCGGTAACGTAAGCCTTCTGCGAAATACCGCTCTTTCGTCTTGGTAATCTGCTCAAGGTTAAGAAGCTTGTACTTCATAGCAACACCCGAAGCATTCCCTGCAAAATTGTCGTCCGACATATCGGGCACGCCCGAAATCTTGTGAATATCGGTAACAATACTCTTTCTCAGCACTTCCACGCTTGCTTCATCAAACTGCCGTGTCAAAAAGCCTATTTCGCCGTCCTGCGACAGCTCAACGACCCTGTTGCGCTGAATATCGCTGTAGGTTTCAGCCTTCTCATCGTCGGTTTCGCCGAGTATCTGACCTTTAATGTACATCAGGCTGTCAACGAACTGCTCCTTGTCGTTAACCCGGTCTGACTGCAACGTGTTATATGCGTCAATAAGGCTTATGACCTGCTCAAAATCGCCCTGTCGCTGACCGTCATTATAGATCTCATTCAGCGGCACTTTGCCGAAATAGTGCGGTATCATCTCGCCCTCCGATTTAAGTCCGAAGTTGCTTGTAAGCTCAAAATCCTGCGTTATCGTATCAGTCATAAGCTGACACTTGAAGCACTCAGGCGTACTGTTGCCCGGCTCGAAAACCGGATAGTAATACACCGCAAATACGGGATTTTGCTCCACGGTATCATCATAAACGACAAATGCGGACAGCGGAGTGATACGGGCAAACTTCGGGCGGCTGTCAGCGTCCATATAGATAAGTTCGTATGCTCTGCCGAATATTGCGGCATCGAGTGCAAGATCTGCGTCCTGCGTACTGCTGTCGGCATAAGAAAGGCAGTCGGTTATTGCCGTAATATCCGTATCATCTTTACCGCTGTAAGAAACAGGAGTAGCTATCAGATACGAAGATGTAAACTTTGCGATATATGCGGCGTGATTTATCATAACACGGTTGTTGCTCAGCACATCGTCACTTTTACGCCTGTCGCAGATGCGCTGTCTGCCGCAGTAGTAATTATCCAGCATCGCAAGGCGTGGCATTTCGTACTTATCGTGCTTTTCTATGTAATCCCGTGCTATTTTCGGCGTTATCATCTCCGCCGTTTTGTCCGTTGTGAAAATCGGTGATGTTATCATAAGATCTCCTTAATAGATTCCTAATTTTCGCTTGCTGAGCGTTGATTTCACTATCTTCCTGCCGATATAGTCCTCAAGGGCATAACGGATAGCGTCTATGGTGTGATTGTTCTTATCGGGGAAGTCCGCTTTCAGTTCTCCCCTGCTGTCACGATCAAGTTCATATTCGTTGAACTCACGGGCGGCGTTCGGGCAACGTGTGCCGTCAATAACGATTTCTTCGAGGTTCTGAAGCCACGTTATACCGTGCTCGACGCTTCCCGGACCTTTGACTGCCGTCCTTATGCGAAAACCCCTGTCCCGAAGCTCATCGTTTGAGCGTGGTTCGGCAGACTCGGCAATGATTGTACCGTTTTGTGTATTCTCCTTGCGGATTGCATTTGCAATAACGTCATACTTTGCGGCGCACCTGAAAAATTCGTAAAAAATAAACAGCCTATTCCGCTTGCTGTCGAAATGAGCTGTTATATATACAAACGGATCTGCGCCGTAACCCCAGTCTATACCACGTTTGATATGATCGAATGACTTTATTTCCTCGTCCGTGATAGGACGGATAGTAATGTTCGTAAATACCTCCGCACCCGTGCCGGTCACCTCTCCGAGATATTCATGCCTGTACTGCTCCGGCTTTGTCTGCTCAAGGTGCTTTGCTTCAATCAAAAACTGTTCTCCGAGCCATTCTGCCGGCACAGAACGATAGTCGCTGTGATGCACTATCTTGTCCGAGCGAGGAACAAGCACCTCGCTGTTTATCCAGTTTCTTTGGCTTTTTGGCGGATTGAAAGTGTAAAAAACGGTGTATGTCGCACCGCCTCTGAGCAGGGATTGATTTATCGTGCGGATTTCTTCCATACCGCCGAACTCGTCCGCCTCCTCGTACCACACATAGCGGATATACCCCTTTCTGACTTTGGTAGATTTCAGCTTTTTCGGCTTGTCTGCGCCACGAAATAAAATACGCTGGCCTGTCGGCGTGTAGACAAGCTCAAGCGGTGACTGTCTGCACTGCCATAAGTGCGACACGCCGAGCCTTTCTATTGCCCACAGGAGCTGTTCATAAACGCTGTCTTTCAGATACAGTCCGACTTTGCGGATAACGACCGCATTCGCCATAGGATCTTTCATCATACCGAGCGGAATTTCCGTTGATGCAAAAGATGATTTTGTCGAGCCTCGTCCGCCTTTTAGCCAGTAATGCGTGTGCCTGTCTGCCTTTATGTCTTTATGCAAGTCGTAAAATGACGGCGCAATGATGTCGCTTAGCTTAACAGTCGTCAACTATCTTCACTCCCACATCACCGTCAATGCTGACCTTCTGCGTGTACTCCCCCGTCATCTTATTCAGCGTGTCAATAGCTCTGATACGGTCTGACAGCTCGTTCTGTTTGTCCTTAGCTATATCGGAAAGTATCGCCTGCCGTTCACGGGCGGTCATTATGCGTGCGGTCTGGGCGGCTTCGGTTAATTCACGGATATAGTCTGCTATGTTAGTATTTTTTAGTAATTTGTCAGCGTTCTGACCTGCATATTTCTCGCTGTATCCTGCCTGTATCGCACTCTGAGCGGCGTTACCGCACTGAGCGTAGTATTCGGCGAATTTCTTCTGTCTTTCGGTCATTGGCGGTACACCGTCCTTTCTTTTGGGTATAAGAATACCCGACACCGTTGTGCCGGGCTTCATTAATTAGGCTCGAAATCTAATCTTCCTTTTAAAGCTAAAATCAGTATTTGATAATTCTTCAGCAACAAGCTTCTTAATTCGTTCATTATTTAAATTTTCACATATATTTGGTATTGCTTCAGAATCTACAAAAAATACAAACAAATCTTTTCTCATTCCCAAATTACGAACATGTTCTATAAAACGGCTATATCCATAAGTCTCATTTCTTGCATATTCTGCATCTTGATCTGCACCACGTACACTGCTGATATACTTATTCACATCAAAAATAAAGTCAATAAGTCTATTTGGCAACGGGGATTGACTTGATTTATCTGCTCTATCCTCGAAAGAAACAGCATCTTTTATCATGTTACAGATTTCAGTTACTTGCTGTTTTTCTTTGATAACATTATATTCATTCGGTGTTTCTTTAAGCACGTTTTTACCTACAGCATCAAGCATAACTGTCATACTGTTAACAATGCTTTCAAGCTTTGCAATAGAAGTCTTTATGGTTTCAATTTCTTTGTCTTCCTTACATTGTTTTAAATACTTTTTAAACATATCAGACCATTGCTTTGACAAGAAATCTTTAATATCTGATATTTTGGTAAATTCATTTACCGGTATCATGTTTGGGCAAAAAATAGAATGAATAAATTTAAAAATTCGCACATCTTTGGTTGCATGAAATTCAATATACTTAGGATTTCGTTCGAACTTTTCCATGTTACTTTTATAAATATTATATTCAGAAAGCACTTTTGCATCGACAAATGCAAACACTGGAATGTTATCTTTTACCGCTGTCTCGAACTCTCTTTGAGTAATCGATATAAAGCTATTCACAATTTCAGATTCTTGAGAACTCGCATTAGAGCCGTATTGACCACCAATTATAAGTACTGCCATATCAGCCGTATGCATTGCTTCATAGCATGATTCGTCTAAAGCTTTATTTGTATCATACCCAATATCTCCATCTTCAAACATAATTGGTTCAAAATCGTGATTGCGAATAAAGCTTGCTAAATCTTCTCGAACATATTTCAAATCATAAAAAGTAGAACTAACAAAAACACGTGGTTTCATATATATTCCTCCGTTCTTTTTGTTAATTATATCCTTTTCGGCATTATTTGTCAACACATGTTCTCCGTTTTCATTAAAAATATTTTATATTTTGTCATTTTAAATTATAACACCCTTAAAACGAACAAAACGAACAACATTAACCTAAATATCGATTTATTCTCATTCTTACTCCGTCCGGTGTATTATCACCGCCGATTTCTACGGCAGTTCTCACCATTGTATAGCCTTGTATGTACCTGTAGTAGAACATATCCCTTGTCTGATTGTCCGCAATATTGCTGATGAAGCGTTCTACTTCTGCTTTCTGTGCTTTAAGTTCGGACAGTCTTCTTTTCTTGGCAAGGTGTGTATCGTTATCCGGAACGCCGGAAATCGTGACGCTATGTTTGACATAGGGGTACTCGCTCTGCGAACCCTGCGTGCTGTCGGTTACTGCCGCATCGTTCAACTCTGATTCAAGCTGCTTGATACACTTGCAGGTGTAACGGTAATCTTTAAGTTTCTGCTTTGTCATTCTATCACTCCCCATAGTATCCGAAATCGTACAAATCATCCTCACGCACAATTTTTAACTCACCATCTCTTGCCTCTACAGCCCACAGCTGAGGATAATCTTCCGTCATAAGAGCTGTGACAAGCGTAACACTGCCATACCTATTGTGGCTGGCAACGCAACCGGGTCTCATTTCGCACTCGTAAAAACTACTCATTCAAATTTCTCCTTTCAAATCCTTCCTCGCCGGTCATCAGCTCTATACACCTCAGCGCAAGCATCAGCTTGACATCGTGATTTCTTGTGCTGTTGATCTCACATCTCAGCTCGTCCGACCTTCGTATATTCTCCTGGTATCCGACCTCTGCCTCGTGATTTTTCCGTGTTTTGTCTGCGTCCTTGCGATAATCACAAAGATATGCGTCCTTACGCTCTTTGCAAAGTCCCTTCGGAAGCTGACCGCTGCGGTAGATACTACCAAGCTGTGACAGCTTATCGAAGTATTTATACTCGGCAGGCGGAAAGTCGGTATAATCAAGCGTGTTTTCGTATGCCATATGCTCCAGCTTTTCAAATGTTGCCGGATCATTGAAATTTATCTTCTTCATAATCATTCGGTGTAAGGTGGTGAAGGGTTTTGCCCGTTTTCCAACACCTTTTATATATATTTATTTTTTTCATTTTCCGTATGAAAGGTTAGAAAAACCCTTAAACCCTTCACCACCCTTCACCCTCCTTTCAGCTTATAGCTATTCCGATGTAACAATTACCGTTTTTTGCTCGCACCTTAGGATACTTTTTCGACAATTCAACACCAAACTTCGTATTTGACATCTTATACTCGTTATTGTCATCGCACCACTGTGCATACGCCGCATAAAGCACGTTAGCCTGCGCATAGCAGTCCTTGCCCTCTGTACACCTGTCCTCGACAAAAGCGGAGATAACATCCATCTCTCTGCGGTACTCCTTGACCATAGCGACTACCGCCTTCGGCATATGCAGTCCCTCAGCCTGATACAGTACGCACCCCTCTACTGCCCAGCGGAAGATAGCGGGCAGCTCACGGCACAGCTTATATTTAAGACGTGGGTCTTTCTTTTCTTCGGGTATCTGTACAGTGAACGGTATCATATGCACTCTGCGCCAGATACCTGTGTCTGTGCCTCTGATTATCGGCTTATGATTAGTCGTCATCCACAGCTTGAATTCGGGCTTGAACTCAAACTCATCGCCGTACAGCTTGCGGGCAGTAACTATATCATCGCCTGTAAGCTGCTTCAGCAGACCCTCGTTGATACGCACGCCCTCGTTAGGCTCTACAGACGTAACAAACCTTGCGCCTTTAAGACGTGCTATATCGCTGTTTATGGCACTGCTCTGATTACTGCGTACCATTATTGTTTCCGGCTGGATATTGCTTGCGTAGTCGCCCATAATTGCACGGATAATATCAAGAAACGTTGATTTACCGTTTCTGCCCGTGCCGAACAAGAAGAATACGCACTGCTCCGCCGTTGAGCCTGTCAGCGAATAGCCGACCGCCTTCTGAACATATCGTATAAGGTCCTTGTCGCCGCCGAATATCTCGTCAAGAAATTTCAGCCACTGCGGACAGTCGGCGTTGCTCGTGTACTCTGCCGACGTGATACGGGTGAAGTATGCTTCCGGCTTATGCTCACTCAGCGTACCGCTTTTCAGGTCAAGAACGCCGCTCGGAGTATTAAGCACCATCTTGTACTTATCCATCTGTGCCGGCACGATTGGAACGTGGTGCTGTGCTTCTTTAAGCATTGCCGATTTTGACTTGTTGCTTCGGCTTGATTTCAGGTGTTTTTCAAAGCTCTTTGCCATATCTCCGCCGTCCTCAGCGTCCATCTGCTCATATGCCTTAGCCTCTGCCTTCATCGCAAGTACAGCCTTATCGGCTATGCGCTCTATTGTTCCGCTGTTGTCGTAGCACCACTTCCTGCCGTCATAATACAGCCAGCGCTTGTCTGTATAACTGTAGCGGATCTCACTGCCGAATAAGTCTATAAGCCGTTCTGCGTTCCCTGTATCGTCAAATGTGTACAGCTTTACAGGCTCGTCCTGTGCCGTATCGAGCTTTGCGTGTACAACAGAGCTTTCACCTGTGAACCTTGCCGTAAACTGCGGCAATTTCTGTGCCGGTTCGTATACCTTCTCACAGTCGGCTATGGCTTTTTGTATCGTTATTGCACCGTAGGTACTGCCCGACTGCCGTCTGTCCCATTTTTCACGCATAAGCCCCGACTGTCTGTATATACAGTCCATCATATCCGCATCACACCTGCACCAGAACGCAAGCATATTGCAAAGCGCCATATCAGCCTCAGACTGTGACACATATCCTGAATAATCGCCCTGCATAAGTGCATTGAAGCGTGGTGCGTTCTTTGCTTTTCCGGCGAGAGTTATAATATCATTTGCGGTTGCCGGAAGTGCCGGCGCATAAGCACGGGGCACAGCGGAAGGCTCACGCCCTCCGCCTATGTACTTTTCGTGCAACGCCTTAATAGCCTCTGTGCATTCGTTTATATCCATATATTCGGCGCACGGATTGCCCGTCATAACGAAAAATCTGCCTGTTTCGTACATTTCGACATTGCCTCGTCTGCGCCCCTGCTTCGGCAGGTTTCCTTTGCAGATTATGTGAATGCCTTTGCCAGACTGCGACAGCTCGGTATATGACTGGAGAGTTGTTATAAATTCGGTGATAATGTTGTTTTCGCCGGTTTTGAATGCGGCTATCTCGTCACCCACTCCGTCAATGTCAACACCGAAATACTCGCAGTTTCCGAACATGAATCCGACGCCTGCGAAACCTGCCGAAGCCGCTACAGCCGTATTGAAATCCGACCATGTGGATGGATCATTGGAGCGAGCAAGTTCGCCCGTATGAGGATTGATCGGAAGTTTTTTTATCTTACCGCCTGCCTCATCGGGTACAGCCTGCCAGCACACCCAGTTTGAGAGCTTTTTAAGCTCATCGGGAATATATTCGTACATTATTTCCCCCATCAGAACGGATAGTCACCGTCATCTTCCGTAACTGCTTCCGTTGCTGCGGTTGCCGCAAAGCTCTCATTTTTCGGCGCTGATACGGTATCGACGGTCACGGCGGTCTTGAACTTATGCTTGCAGTCGGGGTGCTGTGTCGGTTCAAGATAGCTTACCTTTTCTCTTGTGGTGCCCTTATCGTCCGTTTCGTGCTTTACTACAGCTATCACACACTTGCCGACAAGATCGTCGCAGTATTCCGCAAGATCCTTGTATTCCTTGCCGTCAGTGAGCTTTGCGGCCTTGCCTACTGCCATAAGTCTGCCGAACGTATAACCGTTTACCGCAAGGTCTTCCTTTGTAGGCTCTTTAGCCTTCCATATCTGATAAAACAAGCAGGCGTTGCCGTATTTCTGCTCCGGAATATCATTCCTTATCGTCAGTCTGAAGCTCAGCGATGTACTTCCGCTCTTATATGTTTTCTCGTCTACGCTTGTGATTATCGTTTCATATCTGCCTTCGGGCTTGAGTGCACTCGTAGCCGCTGAATTGTTCTGTGAAAATGCCATATTATTTATCCTCCGTTATAAGTCTTATTGCGTCTTCTGTGCTTCTGCATATACCTGCAACAGCACCCGAACGACGCATTTTTTCAATAAAATTCTTCTGTTCGGGGCGAATACGTCCCGTTTTTGTCTTTATCTCTATGAATATTGCCTTTCCGTCCGACTGCCTTACGCCGAACAGGTCTGAAAATCCGACCGGTACGCCCGTGTCGAAATATCTGCCGTCAAATGTTCTGCCCTTGCCGACGTTAATGCGGAATATCACACAACCGTTCTCGGACAGCGCACGTCTGACAGCATTCTGGATACTGTGTTCTTCTGTCAATAGATAAAACCTCTCTTTCTTGCTTCGTAAAACGCCCAGCCCCTCTGATACCCTTTCTTCTTTGCGTATGCAAGCAGATCGGAATAGGACGAACAATCATCGGGACTGCTGAAATCCAGCCTGAAGCCCTCGATATGAATAAGCTCGGTGCTTTCGCTTGTTTCTATCTCACGGCTCTTTACCGGGAAAACATATCCGCAGTGAGGGCAGATACAGGGCTGACCGGGCGACGGCGCTCCGAATGTATAGTAACATTCGGGACACTGTTTCACCTTTTCGGCATTCTCCGCAGCTTCTTTCTTTATGTTGCGCTTGCGCTTTTCAAGCGACCACAGGCGGTCATCATCGGGCATTCCGAAGCGTGCGTAATTGCCGACATGATCAAGAATTATCGCGCGCTTGCCCGGTCGATAGCGCATACATCTCATTGACTGCTGAATGTACAGCGTAAGAGATTGAGTGGGACGGAGCAATATCGCACATTCGCAGTCGGGAACGTCAAAGCCCTCCGATATTAAATCGACATTGCAAAGTATCGTTATCCGTCCTGCTCTGAAATCCGAAATAATACGATTACGCTCTGCATCGGGAGTTGTACCGTCAATGTGTACGGCGTTTATGCCTGCTTCTCGGAACGCTTCGGCGGTAGCAAGCGAGTGCTTAACGCTTGAGCAGTAGCAGACGGCTTTCTTACCGTCTGCAAGCTGTCTGTAGTATCCGATAACATCACCGAATACAGCCTTTTTGATCATTGCCTTTTCAACGTCCGCCGTAACAAACTCGCCCATTTTGATATGAAGCCCTGATAAGTCGGCTACGGACGGCGCATAGTAGTCATACGGCGCAAGGCAGTTGTGATCAATAAGCCATTTGGTAGACGGCCCGATTATCAGCTTGTCGTTGACATCACCCAGACCGTCACCGTTCAGGCGGACAGGCGTTGCTGTTACCCCCACACGAAGCACATCGGGGAAAGCGTCATAGATTTTCTTGTACGACAGCGCAAGGCTGTGGTGATTTTCGTCTGTAATGATAAGCGCAGGCTTTGACAGTTTTTTTATCCGCCGTGCTGCGGTCTGCACCATCATCACGTCACAGTAGTTCATATCAACGCCCCAGCGTATGAACGTCCTTATTATCTGCTGAACAAGCTCCTGCCTGTGTACAAGAAACATTACCTTTTTCCCGTTGAATGTAGTCCGCCGTGCTATCTCCGCTACTATCACCGACTTACCGCCGCCGCACCCGAGAACAATGCAGGGAGCGTGATAACCCTCACGCCACGCCTGCCTTGTCTGCTCGACAAGCTCACTCTGATACGGTCTTAGCGGCATTCTGCTTTTCGACCTCCTTCTTTGCACACGCTATGCACAGCTTTCTGCCGAATTTTGCAACCGAGCTTTCAACCATTTCCGCTACCGTATGCTTAGGTGTCGGCATAATGACAGCGCCGCATTCTTCACATCTGTTGGGCTCTGCACCCTCGCTGAGCCATGCGCCGAGCTGAGCACCTAAATCTTCGGTGATAACACCCGACCACTTATCGAGGAATGTTGTGTCTTTTGAAAGACTTGCGATATGCTCACGGTTTATCTGAAATGCTATGTCAAATTCATACTCGGTGTTATCACGCTGCACCGGCGCAAGTCCTATCTTGACGGGAACGGTCTTGCCCCTGTCGTTGATTTCCATAGCATAGCCCATCTTGGTACGCAGTGTAATGATTGTGTGGCAGTTGACCGACAGTATGGTATTGACAAGATTGTTCTGTATCTTTCCTGCCTCGTCCCATGCGGTATAATCGTTCTTTCCCTGACGCTGTGCTATCTGTGATTTGATGTCAAGCACTCCGCCCTCGTTATCCCATGCGTGTGAAAAGCTGTCCACTATTATTACGCCGTCCTCCCCGACCGCCTCAGCCGCCTGTCTGACGTACTCTATGTACTTTTCGGGCGAATACGGCGGTGTAAGCGGGGCGTAGAGAAATTCTCCCGTGCCGAGATCGTGACGATCGGCATAGAATCTGCCACGCTCGTGTTCTGTATCTATAAGGGCAACCTTGCCCCAGTTGCCCGTTATGCCTTTTGCGAGATAGAGCGACGAAAGCGTTTTACCGCTTCCCGACGGTCCCATGACCGCAATTCTCGCCTTTGATTTCTTTCTTGTTACGGGTGTAAATATATTGCTCATAGCTACCTCACTTTATCGTTATATACGGCTTTTTCTCAAGATGTACGGCAGGGAGCTTTTCTCCGCTGTCGAGCAGCTTCTTGACCTCTGACTTGCATATGGTCGGTTTGCTGCACTTTATCAGCGATTCGTTGAATGTTTCGGCATAGTCAATAAACTGCCGCTCATCGTCAATAACCACACTGTCACGTCCCTCTGAGAACGTTATTTTTGCTCTCGGCATATCGACCTTTTTCAGTTTCATCGCCTGCATATCCTGTAGCAGGCGCTTTTTCAGGAACTCTGCCTTTTTACGCTTGGTTTTTGCTCTTGCCGTCTGTTCCTTAGCTTCAAGCTCGTGGCTGTCTGCCTCACGCTCAAGGGATTTTATGAAGCAGGCGACGTTTTCGGCCTTTTCACTGAACTCACCCTCGATGCCTTCGAGAGTGTCAAACCACATCGTCAGCATATCGGCCTTGTATGCTTCAAGGTCAGCAATGACCTCGCCGTCATCGTCTATATACTCACCGTCAGCATTGGTGTCCGGTTCGTAGTCATTTATAGCGTCAAACGCATCGAAAAGTTCGGCAAACCTGCCGGTTATATCATATAATGTACTGCTCATACGATTTCCTCCGTCATTTTCTCAAAAAACTGCTTTGCTTTTGTCACGAATAATTCGTGATTACTGTCTGTGGAATTATTGCCGATAAACTCGCATAACCGCTTTGCCGCATCAATAGCTGTTGCAAGGTACGCTTTAAACGTTTCCTTGCTGTCGGGTACGCTCACCGTAAGCTCTGACTGCTCACGCTTAGCGGCTTCAAGTTGACTGCGGAGTTCTTCAAGCTTCTTTTCGTTCTCGGCTTTCAGGTTATTCATCTGCTCTGTATGCTCACGATTTAAGCGGATAGTGTCCTGTAATGCGTCCTCCTGCACCTTGTCAAGCTGCTGTTCATAAGTCTTGCAGATATTATCAAACGCTGTCTTGTCCATAACGCCGTCCTTAGCCGGCTCGACCGCAACTTCAACAGGACGGTTTTCAAGCTCCTTTATCTCGGCTTCGAGCGCCGCTATCTGCTGTGACAATGCGTTTTTAGCTTTTTCGAGTGATTTCGCCTGCTGAGCGGCGGCGGATGCTTCGGCTTCTGCGGCGGACTTATCGGCTACCGCCTTGTCCTTTTCCGCTCTTATCTGCCGTATCTGCTGTTCAAGCTCACGGACGGAGGTGTTCTCAAGGTCGGTCTTTTCGGTTATCTCTGTACGTTCTTCTTCCGAAAGTTTGGCGAGAAGAGTCAACTTCTTAACTCCAATTAGTGAACTCGAGTTCACTAATTCTTTTGGCAACTTTTCAACAGCTGAAATGTAATTGTATGCTTGTCTGTCTGAAAAGCCTATTTCAGATTTACAGTAATCATTAAATTCCGTATATCCCAGCTCCTTATAAAGTTTACTATCTCTCATTTCCTTTAAGTCCATGCACATCTCGTACAAGCTCTGTTGTGCCACCTGTGCCGCCGCTTTGATGCGGTAATTAAGGTTTGCTGCCTTGACGTAATCGTCTGTTACCGCCTTTTCTGTATCCGCAGGCGGTGTGCGAAGTCCGGGAATTATCATGCTGTTTTCCTCCTTGATTTTGTTTTTGATTTTTTCGCCGCAATACCGTCAAGGTACTGCTGATATTTCTTCTCTACATTGATTATTTCCTGTGGCTTTTCCTGCCCGCCGTTTGTGACCCAGTTGTTTTTATAACCTCTGCACTGGACTATTTTATAGTCGTTTGACACCTCTATCGTGTAATACGGCTCGTTCGGCACAGATTTTTGGCGAAGAAACATAATTGTCAGCTTGCCGGTTGCGTGTCTTTCGGCATATCCGCCGACACAATGACTTAGTTTCTGACCTTCGGCAACTATTTCGTCTGTGCTGACGGGCTGACGGATAAAGTAATCACCAATCGAAAATTCAAGTATCTTTCGCTTGATCTTCAAAGTGTTCAGCTGTTCGGCCAGCTTAGCGTTTTTCTTTGCTTTTTCTTCAAGCTCTCGTGCCTGTCGCATAGCTTCTGCACGATCGTGAGCCGCTTTAAGATTTTTCGGAAAGCATATCTGGCTGTCGCTGAAATCGGCTTCGAAGCTCTGCATTATACGGACATAATCCGAATAATCGTTGATATTTACATTCTGCTTTAAAATGTACTTCGCAATTTCGTATTTGTCGGTCTTGAGTTTCTTCTTGAGGCTGTCGAGTATACCAAATGAATATCCTATATGTTTATTTGTTTCAATAAGGCGGTCAAGGTTGGTAATCTTGGGGAATTCTTCTTTTATTCTAAGATAGTCTCTGTACCCGATTTGCCCTTTGCGGATTGCCCGCATAACATCTTTTGTTACGCCGAGCATTTTGTGCGGTTCGGTTTCGGCCCAGTCGATCATGTCTTCGTTGTACTTAACACTGCTATATAAGCCACACTTAATGAGTGCCTCAACATTTTTGTGTGCCTGCCAGAATTTCAGATATGATATGCTTCCGAAGTTCTCGCTTATCGCCGAATGAGCACAAGCTGTTCCTTTTAATGCAGGAAAATTAACGAAGCTGTAATCGCTATAATTCAGAAATACAGGCTCGCTAAATTTTGCTCGCAGCCCCCAGCCTGTCACTACCTTTGTGTAGTAACCGTTTTTACTCTCCCATGCGTATTTAGGACCATAACGGAACGCTTGATTTGTCGTGAACAAATATCGCTGAACCTCATTGATTGCAATATGCGGCATAATTTCACGAGCATTAAAAAACAGTGTAACCGTATAGAACCGTATGTACAGATTATCGGTTTTGCCGTCCGACAAAAACACTCCGACATTTGATTTACACTCAACAACAGATCCGTGAAAATTGTGATAATTGTATATCACAGTGACAGTTTCGTCACAGTGTGGACAAACAGTAGTCTGTCTGTGTTTAACCGAGCTGTCATACTCACCGGGATACAGCTTTTCTTCGCATGCCGTGCAATATGCTGTGCCGTCATTATCTATAATAAGATACTTAATCGGCAACGTCTTTCTAAGCTCACGTTCAAGCTCTGCTGTAAGCGGCGGAAAATTGTCTGTATAGCTTTCGGCTTCTTTTCTTGTCATACCACACCTCAGAAGTCGAGCAGGCTGTCAAGGTCAAGCTGTAGCTTGCCGCTGTCTGCGTCTGTGGACGTTTCGTTGCTGAAGCCGTTATCACCGAGATCAAGCGTCATAGTGCATTTGATGTCAGCACCGGGAAAGTAAAACGCTACAGCACGCTTGTAACAATCGAGATCGGATATGTGTTCCTTAGCTCCTGCAACGCTTGCCTTTAGGCAGTCGGCAAAAGACTTGTCCGACTGCTCTATAGCCTGTGCAAATTCGCTGTTCTGCTTTGCAAAAATGCAGATCTCGTCAAGCACATAGGGCTTAACAACGTTTTCGTATTTGCCGAGCTTTGCGTCTGTCAGCTCAGCTGTAAGTTTTTCTCTTATATCCATTGACTTTTTCCTTTGCCAGTGTTATACTGGTCTTGCATAAATATTTGTTTTGCTCCCTTCGGGGAGCTCTTTTTTTACTCTTCTTCGATGTTCTCAACATCATATCCGCACTCCGGACAACACGGTAATGTTTCCCAAACCCGCGCACCGTGACACTCGCCACGATACTCGGTGTAGTGTCCGAGCTCTGATGCCGAGCCTGTCCAATCGCAACGTTCGCATTTATACATCGTCTTCGTCCTCCTCGCCTTCACAGTCTGTTACATTGATATTGTTTACAACGCCGGCAAGTGCCTGAACAATTGCCATTACTTCTTCGTAGGTAGCAACCGTTGTGCTAACTTTAAACTTCATTTCTTCCCTCTCTCTTAATCCGTATCTACATCAATCCCGGTGATCTCTTTGAAAATAGCCTTGTCGAAGTTCGGGATTGCTGTGATAATTGCCTTTTGACAATCAGAAAGCTCACACCACCAAAGAACGGTAGATTCGGAATTATCCAGTTTTTTCAGATAACCGTCCGTAGTTTCAGCTTTCGGGTGTTCTGCCTTTTCTTCATCTGTCATATTGGAATACTGAACCCACTGTACTACATTGTTCGATATCCGCTCAATCAGGCAACAAGCTTCACTATTCAACCAATCACGATATGTCCAGCTTGACGGCTTATTGAACAGGTAAATTTTCGGGCTTGTGGTGTTAAAACAACCATTAGAAAAGCTGCACTTGTTCCAATTGCCGCTGTTCCAATTGCCGCTGTTGCAATTGCCGCTGTTGCAATCGCCGCTGTTGCAATTGCCGCTGTTGCAATCGCCGCTGTTGCGATTGCCGCTGTTGCGATTGCCGCTGTTGCAACGTCCGGTGCAACCTTTCCCGGTGTTTACAAGGCCAAGCAATTCAGACCACGGGATTTCACGAACTACTTCAAGTTTATTCGTAGCGCACTTATCGCCTTCTTCTGATACTTCGCCGTAAGCTATGACTTCTGCAACCTTGTTATTCGGGTCGAATGAATAATAATTGAAGCAGTCGCTTGCCCTCTTGCAGAAGTGCATCCCTTCATTACAAACAGACGGTGTAACATCTTCTTCAAACCTTCCGGGACAACCGTACTGCTTGTTTTTACACGTCCAATCAGGATTGAACACCTTGAACCCTTTAACAACTCCTATTTCACTCATTTTCTTTGTCCTCTCTTTCTGTTCAGCTCCGCCACCTGCCTTGCCCGGCGGTAGTTTTGCTGTTGCTCAATTGTGGCTCTCGCCTTCCAGGCAACATACTCGCCGTAGCTCATGCCGTGATCGGTGGCTTCTTTGGCGATTCGCTCAAGATCTGTCATCGTGTCCGCCTCCTATCATATCCCTATACCACACACGCATCAGCCACCCAAGCCCGTACCAGACCGCAACAGCGACTATTGCAACGGGTAACATCTCGCCGCCTATCGCACGATAGCCACGTTCGGCATATGCCAGTGCCGACACCGGTATGTACATCATCACGGCGGCAGAGGCTGTTATCCAGGCTCTGAGGAGCAGGGACAGTATACGGGCGATTATCTTAGATATTTTCATTTTTACCTCCTTATTAAAGTAACCTTCCTTCGTACCACGCTATAAATCGCAATGGATGAATCTCATACTTGTATTTACCGCCTGCACAATGCCGTGCAATACCAAAATGATAATCACCCGAGCGAAGCATATCATCAACCGTCTGTGTTGATACGTCAAGCAAATCGGCTACTATCTCCTTTGGCACTTTCTTATGCCGGAGAATAGCAGGCTTGTACTTTTCTTCCCATTCTCTTTCAATGTTGGCTTCCATGTTCTCACCTCCTCTGGCTGTTGCGTTTTGCAACTCAGTGAGCAAAAAAATAAGTACCAAACTCTCCGGCATTTATACCTAAAAGAGCGGAAAACTTTTCAGCTTCGTCTAAATCAAACGGTCTGATATTGTTAATCTTTTGATTTGCGGTTGGTTGAGCAATATTCAGACACTTAGCGACGTCTGCCTGTGTTATTTCAAGCTCACGCATTCTGCCTTTGATCTTGTTTGTATTCACCATCTCATCCCCTCCTTTCACGTTGCGTTTCGCAACCTTGCATAGCCATATATTAACACACATTTTAGCGTTTGTCAATAGCGTTTTGCAACTTTTTTTAACAAAATCAAGAAATGCTATTGCATTATGCAATTTAATGTGTTATAATGCTTATAGTGAAATGAGGTGGACAACATGGCAGACGTAAAAGAGATTGGTAAAAGGATTAAGTTATGCCGTGAAAATAATAAACTGACACAAGGGGAACTTGGAGAACGCTTAGGATTAAACAAATCAACAATTCAAAGATATGAAACAGGACAAGTGGCAAAAATTAAATTGCCGATACTTGAGTCAATAGCGTGCGAACTGAATGTGAGTGCAGCGTATCTTGCGCTTAAAACAGATAATCCCGATACAACATCACAATCCATCGAGTCAAACGCAATGATCCTACCACAAGAAAAAATACGAATGATTCCCGTATATGAGAGCGTATCAGCCGGCTTCGGTGCGTTCCCTGACAATTATATTCTGGATTACATACCGTTGTTTATATCCAATGACGAAGAGGCTCGTAATACACTGTGTATAAAAGTACAAGGTAACAGTATGTATCCTAAAATTGAAGATGGCGATTTTATTCAGGTGCTAAAACAAGATTGGTGCAAGTCAGGACAGGTGGCTGTAGTCCTTATTGATGACGAGGATTCGGTCGTAAAAAAGATAGAGTATGACAAAAACAGCATTACGTTGCTGTCATTCAATCCAGAATACGCACCAAGAGTTTTTAAAGGTGCTGAGCGTGATAGACTTAGAATACTTGGTATTGTTAGAAAAATCATAAAAGACATATAAAAAAACGCTCCCACCGATACTGCGAATATCGGCAGGAGCTAACAGTAAGATTTCTCAAACTGTTTCCAAATAATATAATATCATACTTTCGACATAAAGTAAATACGTTTTATAGATTTTGTCATATAGATTTATATTTTGTCACATTATGTCGAAAAGATTGAGGAGGAATTTTATTATGGATTTCATCGATCAGATTAAGCAATTTGCAAAAAGAGTTGAAACTTTAAAGCCTAACCTTCAAACAGAGGAAGCAACCAAAACAGCTCTGATAATGCCTTTCTTTTCCTTGCTTGGCTATGACGTATTTAACCCTGACGAATTTGTGCCTGAGTACACTGCCGATGTAGGTATTAAAAAAGGCGAAAAAGTTGACTACGCTATAATGAATAACGGCGATCCTGTCATATTGATTGAATGTAAATGGATAGGTGAAAATCTTGAAAAGCATGACAGTCAGTTGTTCAGGTACTTTGGCACTTCTAAAGCAAAATTCGCAATTCTTACCAACGGTCAGTTTTATCGTTTTTATACTGATCTTGATGAAACCAACAAAATGGATGAAACTCCTTTCCTTGAAATCAATATACTTGATATAAAAGAAAATCAGGTTGCGGAATTAAAGAAATTCCACAAATCGCAGTTTGACATTTCAAAGATATTTGATGTTGCTTCGGAGCTTAAATATTCGAATGAATTTAAAACAATACTGGCTAAACAGTTGCAACAGCCGTCGGATGATTTTGTGAAATTGTTCCTTACCGGAATATACGAAGGAAAACTAATGCAATCGGTAATTGAAAAGTTCCGTCCTATACTTAAAAAGGCACTTAACGATTATATCAATGAATTGATGAGCGATAAAATCAAAAGTGCTCTGGATGTAAATATAGCTGATAAACAACCTGAAAATGTACAGGAAGAAACAACCGAAGAACCGAAAGAGAAAATATCGAGAATAGTTACAACTAATGAAGAACTGGAAGCGTATTTTGTTATTAAAAATCTTCTGAAAGAATACTGTGCAATGGAAAACATAGTGTATAAAGATACTGAAAGCTATTTCAGCATACTTTATCAAGGAAAAACCACAAAATGGATCTGTAGATTTATACTTACAGATAACAAGAAAACCATCATTATTCCGGATGAAAACAAAAAGGAAATCAAACACTCATTGCAAAGTGTATACGAAGCAGAAAAATACATAGATGAATTGAAAGCAGCGCTTAACAGATATATCAAATAAACCCTTCCCCGCCGTAACAAGCGGGGAAAAAATTTAGGAGGTGTTTATTATGAGAGCACGCAAAAAGGGCGACGGAAGTTTCAGAAAACTTAAAACAGGCCAAATAGAATTGACCATAAGTGATGGCTATGATATTTTCGGAAAAAGATTACGTTACCGATTCTACGGCTCTACGGAATCAGAATGCCGTAAGAAGTACAAAGAGTTTATCAAGAGCGGCGGAGAATCAAAGCGAGCAACCGACGACTATTCGCTGTCAGAATGGATTCCTGTGTGGCTGGACACATACAAGAAAAACAACATACAGCGAAGCACGTTTGAAGAATATAAGTATCTCTTACAAAAAGTGAGTGATCATAAGATAGGCAAAATGAGTTTGAGTGACATCAAGCCCATCCATATTACCGATTTTTTTGCGAACCTTGATTACAGCCAAAGTATTCGGAAGCGGTTACGCTTTTTGTTAAATGCCTTATTTGAGGACGCAGTAGACAACGATTATTGCACAAAGAATCCCGTTACAAGAGCGCAGATAGCCAAGAAGAAAGCAGGACAGAAGCAAAGTTACACAGAGGAAGATGCAATCGAAATCTTAAATTTTGCCAAAAACGACGATACTTTCGGGCTTCCGATAATCATTCTTTTGTCAACAGGAATACGCTCCGGCGAGCTGAGAGCTCTATCACCGGGAAAGTTTGATTTTAAACGTAGCTGTGTACTTATCGACAGTGCTGTTAAGCGTGATGGAACGATAGGCCCACCAAAGAACGGCAAGGAACGAATAGTACCTATCAATAAGAATGTAATGACTTTTATTGAAGAAAAAATCAACAGAGCTCAGAAATATGTTATTGCTGATTACATTGTCACAGAATCAAGCCTGCGAAGCAGATATATGTGGTTCTTCGATCGTCTTAATAAGCAACTTGCGGCTGACGGAAAGCAGCCTATAGAAGTTTTACCGCCGCATTCAACACGACACACATATAGCACGCTGATGCAGGCACGAGGAATGCCTACTGCCATTGTATCGAAAATTCTCGGTCATCAGTCTTTAGAAGTAACCGGCGGTTACACACACATGGATGATTATAAGATACTTTCTGAAGCAGTTAACAAATACACAATGGCGTAATTGTGGCGTAATCGGCGATTACAACACAAAAATTTCAAAAAAGAAAACCCCCTCAATCGCAGTGACAGAGAGGATTTACGCATGGCTGGGATAGCGGGATTTGAACCCACGAGTGACGGAGTCAAAGTCCGTTAAAATCACTGAAATTGTGCTATTTCACGTTTTT